TCCGCGACTCCGATCAGGTATTAAGGGTCAGCGCGCCAGCGGCGATCTGAAGGGACTCGTTCGTCGCCGCCTGGAGCGGGCTGTCGATCGGCCACGCGTAGATGACGGTGCCGGTCGTGCCGGACGCGGAAGTGACCAGGGCGGCGTAGGTGGCCGCGTCGGTCATGTCGGCGGTGAACGGGCCGAAGAACAGCAGCGAATTGTTGCCGGTGGTCATCGGGGCGCCGGACGGTGCGGTCCAGACGACCTGCTGCCGGGCGTAGCCAGTCGTGGTGACCTCCGGCAGGGCGGTCATGCTGTAGGTGCCGTCCTCCTGCGTCGGGTCGGCGATCAGCAGGGCCAGGTAGGTCGTGCGCGGCGCCGCGAGGGCGATGGCCCGGCCGGTGAGCATGTCCAGGGCGTTACCGGCCCAGACGGGATTGGTACCAGGCATCAGGCATCCGCCTTCTTGAACAGTCGCGTGAAGTCGGACAGGTGGATGGAGAAGTGCCGGACCGCCTTGCCGGGCGCGCGGTTGCCGTCGTCGGTGATGACGTGGGTGTCGTAGTCGTGCGCGAGCACGACCGAGTCCTCGCCAGCGTGGCCGACACCAGCGGTGCCAGCCGGGTGCACGTCGACCACCACGACCTCGGAGCCGGTGGGCAGGTGGCCCAGCCCGGCTCCGTGGCCTTCGGCGTTCTCCAGCACGTACGTCTCACCCGAGGCCGGGGAGGGAGCGGGAGTAGTCATGTGAGGGGGTCTCCTTGGACCGTCAGTGCCAGATGTAGCCGAGGCCGTCGAGGTGGTCGTACAGGTCCTTCGGCGCCTTGTAGCGCTGGCCCTCGACGAAGTCGTAGTGCTGGCCATGGCCATAGGTCATGTTCTCGATGGAGGTGTTCACCCGGAACTCACGGTGAGGGATCTCCACCTGGACGGCCTCGGCGACCTCGATGACGGTCTCGACGACCGGCTCCGGGGTCTTCGGGCGGGCCTCGACGACGGTGTCCGACTTCTCGGCAGCCGCAGCCTCGTTGATGAGGGAGATCTCCCTCTCGCGGGCCGCCAGTTCGTCGGCGTGCTCCTTGGTGAGGGCGGCCTTGTTACGGCCGGTCAGGTCACCGGGACGGGCAACATTACGTGCAGGCATTTGTTTCTCCGGGTTCGGGACTCAGGTGTGTGAGGCGGTACTACTTTAACGAGAAAGGGGAGCGGTCCTGGTAATCCAGAACCGCTCCCCTAACCTTCAGGATCGCGTGGCCGCGAATACCAACTAAGCCATCAGACAGGCTGAGAGATTAGTTCGTCTCCGCGACAAGCACGGCCTGATCGGTGATCAAGCCGAGGCCCCAGATGGCGTACCAGGCGAGCGCGTGCTCTCGTCCGAAGTCGAGGATGCCGCCGTCGCGGAGTTCCACCGGGAGGGAGATCGCGTGGCCGAACGCATTGTCGCCCAGGAAGATCGACTGGTAGACGGTCTTACCGGTCGCATTCGTGACCTGCTTGACCTGCGTGGTCTCGATGAATACCGTGTCCGCGATCCGGCCGATTTCTCCCAGGAGGAAATTCCCCGGGGCCGCGTACTTGGTGACCTCGATGAACTCGGGATCATCGCGCAACTTGCGGGACTGGTGCGGGTGGATAAAGCACACGTAGGTCTCGCCCAATCGCGGGACATTCTTCGTGGCCAACGTCTCGACGGCGTCCTTGACGAGCGCCGTGGTGAAGTCGAAGGTGCCGTCCAGACCGTCCGTGGAAGTCGCGGCGGTGCCGTGGGTGTACACGCCGAGATTCGTCATCGGCGTGGACGAGGCGTACTTGTTGTAGCCCCAGATCTTCGAGGTCGCCTGGAGCAGGGTGTCACGGGCGGACTGGTCGAGGTAGAGCGCCATGTTGCGGCCGAGCAGGCGGCTGGCCGAGGCCATGACGTCGTCGAACGAGGCGTTCAACAGCAACTCGGAGACCGCGACGGCGTAGCCGTGCTCGGCGACCGTGATGGAGAACTGGCTGGCCGAGAGGGCGTTGGTCTGCATGCGGACGCCTTCGACCAACTGCGAGGCAGCGCCGAGGTTGTTGTAACGCATGAAGTTGATCGTCAGACCAGGCTGAACGCCCAATTCGGTCTTCTTCACCGCGAACTGCTCGAAACGCAGAATCGGCATGGACTGGAACAAGATTTCCTTGCTCCAGATGGTCTGGATGGCCGCACCGAGAGTGCTGTTGGCGCCCGAGTAGTTCGTCGGCGAACCCGACAGATTCGGGGTACCAGTGATCGCGCTAGGCATACTTGGATTTCCTTAGTTACGGGTACTCGACCGAATTACGAGTACAGTCCACGCTGGTTCTGGGCTGCCTGTCCGACGCCCAACTGGCCCCGAATCTTGGCGTACTCCGACATCGGCATGTCGCGGAGGTCAGAAAGGGAGTACGACTTAGTGCCCGGATCGGTGTCCATCGGTCCTGTGGTGGAATAGCCCGTGGGGCTCACACCACGCATGGAAGCACGCTGCTGAATTGCTGCCTGCTGAACCGATTCCAGAATAGCCTGGGTCTTCGCCTTGACTGTAGCGATGGAAGACTCGACCTCCTCCGGCGAATTACCGCCGACGAAGTCGAGAAGTTCGGGAGCGATCTCGTTGGTCTCTTCACCGACGCGACGCTGAATGTAGGACTGGAGGTTATTGAACTCCTGCTCCTTGGCGAACAGAGTGCGCTCCTGCTCGCGCTCACGCTCCATCTGCTCGAAGCGGGTGTTCCACTCCTGCTCCTTGACCGACAGGAGGTCCTTGACGGACAGGTCCTCCTCCGCCTGACGCTTCGCCTGGGCCTGAGCCTCCTGGCGCTTGCGCTCCTCCTCGGCCTGGGCCTCCTCGCGCGCCTTGCGCTGGGCCTCGATCTCGGAGAGGAACTGCTTGTTCTGGTCCTCGACGGTCTGAAGGCGCTTGTACAACTTGTCCTTCTCCTCCGACCGCGCCCGCTGGATGTCCTCGGCGGTGAAACGCGCCTCGGCCGGAGGGGTGGCAGGGGCCTCGACGACAGCGGCCGGGACGACGACAACGGGGTCGCCACCCTCGCCGGGCTGCGGAGCGCCGCCTGCGATGGCACGGATCGGACGGCCGTCCTTGCGGTACCCGAGAATCGCGTCGGCGGGCACCGAAATGCCCGAGGTATTAAGCGTCATGGGGACGAACTCCTAGTCGGTACTTTTGTCCGGGTCGCGGCGAAGCCCAGCACGCGGGCCATACGCCTGTGTCACGATTTCTGTAGTCATCTTCTGAACCTCGGACGCCGTGATGTTGCCGAGTTCGACACCACCGGGAAGCGTCACCGGATTCGGACCACCAGGCTGCGGGCCGACGGGATTCCCATCTGCATCAGTCTGGGGTGCAGGCGCCTCCGCCCCATCAGGCGGCATTCCCGTCAACTGGAGAATACTCGAATCGATCTGAGCCTTTAGCATTCGCAGAGCGCCCTGCTGCTTGGCGTCCTCGATCTGCTCCTCGAATATCTCCCGCACCTTCTCGTCCGGGAACTCCTCGCCCAAGTCGTGGAGGGCTCCGCGCATGGACTCAAGGCCCATCGACATCTTCGCCTGGATCTCGTTCAACTTGATGAGGGTGTCGACCGGGAGAGGGGCAGGCCATTCACACTCGGTGAAGTAGGCCATCGGGTCGAGAACGTCGACCATCGGCGGCTGGTCGTCCTTCATGATTCCCTCGGTGGAGGGGTCGTACAGCCGGGATTCCGGCTCGAAGGTGAACAGCGTCTTGAGGATGAGTTCGTTGACCTTCTGGAGGCCGACGGAGTACTGCATCTTCTTCTGGTCGTAGCGGGACATCATCGGCCGGTACATGATTGCCAAGGCCACGCCCGACGTATTCGAAGCGGGCTGCATCTGACCGAGCGCCGTTTCCGGAACGCCCGTGATCTCGTGCATGGAACGCTTGATCATCTCCAGGTACTGAAGCGGTCCAGCAAGATCGACGCCATTCTCCAGGTTATACACTTGGGCTTCCTTGGGAAGGCCGCCCCACACCTTGCGTGGGCCCTTCTCCAAGTTCGATGCTTTCGCGCCGGAAATGATCGTCACCGGGGCTGCGTGGTAATTGATGATGTCGCTGATATCCGTCGCCTTCTCGTTGTACTCACGGTTCAGCGAGATGATGTCGGCGATGTCCGACAGACCCCACGGAGAACCCGAGACCTGAGCATTGGCGATGTGCACGACCGGAATGGTCCCGAGAGGGTTCGGCCGGGAGTCGATCAACTCGTCATTCAGATACTCCTCGATCGAGTCGTCCGTCAGGACCTCGACATAGGTGTACACCGAACGCGTCCCGTCTTCACCCGTCGCCCAAAAGCGATACTTGAGTTTGAAGCGGATCAGACGGTCCCGGTCGTGGGGGTGCCACTCCGGGAAGCAGAAGGAAGCGTTCAGGGGAAGGATGCGTACGCGGCCTGCGTGTGGTTGTCCCGTGCTGTCTTCGAATCCAGGCTCGTATGCGACCTTCACGAAGGAGTCACCCGAGATGCCGCCCTGCTGGCCCATCTCCCAGAGCAACTGCTCCTTGCGGTTGTCGACCTCCCAGGCCCTCTTCAAGAGGCCGGGAATGATGTGCTCGTACTGCTTCACGCTCTTGAAGTGGACACCGCGTCCGAACGTGAAATTGTTGATGTAGTCGGCGAACGCTTTCACGTAGTTGAACGTGATCTGCGCCTCGCCCGCTTCTCTCCGGTAGCCCCAGTGATGGCCCAGGTAGTATGCAAAGTTCTGGCTGTACCGGTTCAAGCGAGGCCCGTGCACCTCAAACTCCTCGTCGGCCAGTTCGACAAGGCCGAGAGGAGAGATCGACACCGTAAGGTCCGACCCCGAAGCCCGCATGCTGGGGCTCGCGAATGAGATTGCACCGCTCATGGGTAAACGACTCCGACTTTAGATCTCGA